CTGAGTGATCAGTATAAACATCCGTCAAACTCAGACGTTAAACGAGTGCCAGTTTCAAACCTGAGGCAAGCAAAATTGATTCATATAATTGGATTACCACATATTGTATATTTGTATGTTTATATACATTTGGAGGCTTTATATGATTAAGTGCACGGAAAGGATTCCGTGCAAACATACAGCTCACCCATATTGGATAGGAATGGTGTTGAGTAAATAAATATTATCCACTAGTAAATATATTAGAAACAAAACAAACAACAACGACGTTTATTCTTCTTTAGAAATGGAGAAGGTAGACGACGACCGGGATAGTCAGTGTGATCTTGATAGATCATATCACGGGGACAGGGTGATACACCCTGCTGACATGAGAAAGTTGCATAGAAAATTATCATTATTACGGTATAATGATATTGCGAAGGCATTATCAGACAATGAAGGTTTTACACCACAGTCTGGTACTACAGCCGATGCTAATATAATGAAAATTACTAATGATTCTGGTCATCAAAATGTAGATTTTGGTGATCAGACGGACCCATATATGTATGCGGTAGAAGAAACTATTGATCCAACACGTAAGTTGATGGATTCAGAAGATGCTTCGTTGGGAAATTTTCTTTCTCGTCCAGTTAAGATTGGCGAATATGAATGGGGAACAGGTACATCTTTGTTCGCAACATTAAACCCTTGGCAAATGTATTTGCAGAATGCTAGGGTAGTTAATCGTGTGAATAATTTCAATTTGCTTCGTGCAAAATTAAATGTTAAGATAGTTATTAATGGTAATGGTTTCTTGTATGGTAGAGCTTTAGCTAGTTATTTACCATTTGCAAGTAAGGATACGTTGTCACAAAATCGTGCGCTAGTGCAGCAAGATTTAGTACAGGCATCGCAACAACCACATGTATTTTTAGATCCGACGTTATCGACGGGTGGAAACATGAAGTTGCCATTTTATCATTATAAAAATTATTTAGATGTTCCAACATCAGAATGGTCAGAATTAGGTGAACTTACAATTAGATCTATCAATCCTTTGAAACACGCCAATGGTGCTACTGATCAAGTAACCGTAACATTATTTGCTTGGTTAGAAGATGTATCAATGGCTGTGTTGACAGGAGTTAATACTAATACAATTACTCCTCAGTCTGGTAAGGAAGTTGATATGGCTAATACTAAAGGCTTTATTTCTGGACCTGCCACGGCGGTCAAGAAAGCGGCAACAGTATTGTCAAGTGTACCCATGATAGGACCATTTGCAACAGCAACAGCTGAAGGAGCTGGTATGGTTGCAGACGTTGCTAAAGCTTTGGGATATTGTAGACCACCGGTTACTAAGGATCCAGATCCTTATAAACCAGTGGCTATTTCAAGCTTAGCATTGACTACAGTACCAGATCAGATGCAAAAGTTGACTGTTGATGATAAACAAGAGTTGTCCATTGATCCACGAATTTCAGGTTTGGGAGGTGCTGATCCTTTAAATATAGGGGAAATAGCCAAAAGGGAGTCGTATTTGACTTCATTTAATTGGAATATCGGTACGACTCCAGAAACTATGTTGTGGAATTGTCGTATTGATCCTAGTGTTTGGGCTGAAGATTCATTGACGCCTACAGGATATCACTTTCCCGCTTGTGCTATGGCATCTATGCCATTTAAGTACTGGACTGGGAAAATGAAATTTAGGTTTCAAATTGTATCATCAGCTTTTCATAAAGGCAGAATTAAGGTCGTTTACGATCCTAATTTCTTAATTGCCGCAGATGAATACAATGTCAATTATTTAGAAGTTATTGACATTGCAGACAAAAAGGATTTCACTATTGAAGTAGGTAATGGTCAGCCGACCACGTTATTGACACATACTGAACCTGGATTAGGTTCTGTTACGACTATGTATGGATCTTCTACACTAATTTCCAAGGGACCAGGTAATGGTTTAATTGGAGTGTATGTAGTTAATGAGTTGACTACACCTAATTCAACAGTGAATAATGATATTGAAGTTAATGTTTACGTAAGTATGGGGGATGATTTTGAGGTATTTGTACCTACTGATAATTTCCAAAACTTCGTATTTAAACCACAAAGTGGTATGGAGCTTGCTCCTGATTGTGAGAACACACAGGAACCATCTGCACCCCAACAATCTACATCATCTGAAATTGGACCAGGATATACAAACCATGCATTAGTTAATAAAGTTTATACGGGTGAAGCTATTTCTAGTTTTAGAGCTTTGCTTAAACGTTACAATTTACATCAGAATTTAATATTTTCTGGTGGTTTTGGTAATTCAGTTCATTTTGGCAGAAGAAATATGTTTCCTTATTTAAGAGGACATGTAGCTGGTGCTGTCAATCAAACAAAATTTCCAACAAGTGCACCTGAGCCTTACAATTATTGTAACACCGTATTATTGCATTGGGTAACGTATGCTTTTTCTGGTTGGAGAGGATCAATCAGATGGAAACTTCTTTTGCGTGG